ACGCTCTTGTATATATGTGTTACCAAACAGATCATTAGCTGTTCCACTGAATGTTATTTTTTCTCCAACGACGACGTTCCCGTTCACTTCCAATTTTTCACGGGCTACATCTGTACCTATACCCACATTACGCGATGTACCATTTATATACATACCCACAGTTCCAGAATCTAAAACCTTTGTGTAATTTTGTGTGATTCTATAATCACCTGAACCAGAAACACCCGTAGCCCATCCAGCCAGATTTGTATCATTATCTGATTGAATGTAGGATGTAAACACATTTCCAGTAGTTGAATCTGATTGCATTGCAATTATCGAATCCCCATCATCTTGATTATGGGCTAAAAATCCATTAGTTTTGGGGTTTACTACACCTGTAGTGACGACTTCGAGGTGTGCAGAGGGTTGTGTTGATCCTATACCTACACGACCATCAGCGCGGATGGTTAAGACTGTATTTTCAGTTGTGTAACGATCATCGGAAAGGGAAAGAAGAAGCTTCGACTTTGATTTCCCAGATGCGTTATCATATTTCCCCATTTTGAACGTGGCTCTTACACCATCCCGAGTTCCATTACCTTCCCGAGCTAATTCCAAAACAGTGCCAAGATCGGTCGTGCCTACAATTGGGGCTACGTTCGAAATAATCATTGGTGAATTTAGATGATTATACCCATTTCTATATGTTGGTTGAGTGTTTATAAAAACAGAACCACCGCTTGTGTGAAGAAGACCTTGTGGGGTTGCCACACCGATACCAACATTACTTGACTCCAGGATTGTCATCTTTGGGTTACCCATAACATTCGAGGTACTCGCGTAGAAGTTGAGACCTTTACCACTTTTGACTATGTTCTCAATCTTATTTTCACCGACTGTAGGACTCGAATAAATACGCATCGATGTATTTCCAGAGATGCCATTCCAAATATTACCGTAAACCGTGGCATTACTCCCTAATACATGAACATTCCCTGACACAGTGAGCGTCTCTGTTGGTAGAGTCGTGGCTATACCAACTTTCCCATCAGACACAATGCGCATGTGCTCAGAGTTTTTAGTATTGAATCGTATATTTTGGTGTGTTTTAGAGGTACTCGCACCGTAGACCTCAATACTACTCACATTTGATGCAGTGGGACCGGATTTAAGAGATAGTACATGAGATGTACTATCTCCACCATATCTGTCTGCATGAACAGTGACACTCATCGCCGATGAAACGACTTCTGTAACCAAGTTTGTAGTGGCTACATTTCCGAGAATAGTAAGTACATTTTCAGTATTCACATTTGCGAAAATTCGTGTACCAATAGATAATGTATCTGTGGGATTTAAGTTTGATATACCGGATGGTGCCGGTCCAGAAGTTCGTATAGCATTCATTTGGACGTTACTGTTTATGGTGACTGGTGTCGTCGTTCCCGGACTCATTGTCAGTAAACCACCCACATTTATACCACCTGTCCCAACGTTAAGTCTATGTGTGTATATATTCCCAGTCGAATGAAATACATTCGATCCAGTATCTTCGAGATATACATTTGATCCCACATCAATTGTGTGTACAGGATTTATATTCGAGAAGCCAACATTTCCATCGGTATACAATTGTCCATAGACATGTAAGTTGATCGTATTAGAATCAAAAGTAATTGTTGTATCCTCTGGATCCATAAAGGATCGTGTCAACACAAATTCATTCTCGGACATGTCGTAGCCAAAGACGAGATTCGCCTCATTCAAATCTTCTGACATAATCAAAGCTGTATCGAACGTGCCGTCACCGTTATTTTTACCCATCAGGATGACAGGATCTAGCACGACAAGGTTTTGCACGGTTTGATAAATTGTCGTATCGGATACAAACACATTCCCGAACACATTCATATCACCATGTAATATAAACTTACCATCTTCAATTATCACATTACCATTCTTGAAAACTGCAACATTAGAACCAACAGTTTCAGATGTTCCAACTGTAAGTTTTGTATTTATATTCACATTCGTCGCCACCATATCACCATTGACCGCCAGTACATTCGATCCAATACTATCTATTTTGACCGTCTCATTTACCGTCTGTAATACATTTGAAACAATCACATTAGTACTGGCTAAATTACCACGAACTGTCATGAGATTTTGGGCGTTTCTGTTTATGACGACATTACTTGTTCCAACCTGAAAATCGTTTAGGGGTACCACACCTATACCAATTTGCGAAGTTGTCATACGAACAACATTACTAAGCCCTGTAACCTTGAAATTATTCTCATCCACATTCATCTTCCCAGTTACAGTCAAAATTTTAGCTTCAACACTATTCGAGGCAGTGAGATCATCGACATCAATTTCAGAAGTAATAATACTTTTGACAGAAGTCAAAACGTCCTGCTCTACTGGGTCTGCGTCTAGACTCGCTACAAAAATCTGATCGAAACGAACTGTTCTACCCATATACTTTAGTTACCGAATAAAATTCCCGCTAAACCATCCTTGATCCTGAGAACATTGTAATTTACAGCATATACAGAAATGGGTTGATTTCCAGGTCTGAGATTACCCTTCTCCACACCACGTAAAACAAGTTTCGCATTATCGAGCCGACTGAAGTTGCATGAACCTGAGGGATTGTATTCAGAAGCATTCATACAGAAATGATACGCGAAGTATCTCGTATACAAGAGTACATCAGTTTCTGGAATAAATTCTGTATGACCATAAGTGGATTTATAATAGTTCTGCACTGTGTGAAAATAGAGTGGGGTCATATTTTCGAGTAAAGGTGTGCCATTGATTTGGATATCCGCATTCAAGAATGTAAAACGATCGTTTGCAAAATCATCGCTGGAGGCACCAAAACCCCAAAATAAAGATTTAACTGGGTGATTGAAACTCGAAATATCAATCACATTGTATCCACCCCCCTGTGTGTTATCAATAACAGTCGTTAATTCGTTTTCAATTTTCTGGGTCTGTGTAATTATAAAATCAATACTCCGCTTGGTGAGAGATTCACGCTCCTCACTATCCAGGTAGATGTAGTTTCCGTACACCTTTGCTTGTTTATCCACTTCATTTATAGTTGCTATATTCGCTTCATCAAAGTTAATTCGTATTTCCACTTGATGACTCTGAAGTGCGATTAAAGGTAAGAACGCTTTGTGGTCACAAAAGAAAAAGTGAAGGGGTACAAAAGTTCGGTTTGAAGTCGATGTTTTGTTATTGAGTTCTTGGGACTTGTTGAATGTGTCAGCCATATAATTTGTCCATATATCGCTATAATAATCATAATGTTGTGAATCAACCTTTTGACCACCTATAAAGAGATCGATGGTCGAATTGTAAAACAAATTTGAAGCAATGTTAGCCGTTCTTGACGTTGCCTCAAACCAAATACCATTGATTACATCCCCAAGAACTGGAATTGTTATAGACGAATCAACCGAACTTATTGTTTTAATAAACTTAGGAGCTTGTGAAAAGTTTGTGTGTCGAGTAAACTTCATACGAAAGAAAGAATGTCCTTCATCACTCGTTAGGTAGACATCTTGAACACCTTTGGAAACGAGTTGTATCAATGCACCAGACATTTAATAGATGTTCAGATTATAAAAACAGACACTTTCCCTGAGGGAAGTCACTCTTCTTCTCCTCAGTAAACTTCCCACGGATGTTGAAACCACCCTGTCTGTACACCTTCATTCTCTTGTAATACATCGCCGTGAAGATCGACCATGGATCGTGAACATCGTAAATATGTGGATTATTCTTCTTCCCCTTCGTCTCTCTCATTATGCGTCCAATACTTTGGGTAATATCAGATTTGGGTGAAGCTAGGATAACTGTATCAAGTGTCGGAATGTCTAATCCTTCATGCGCTTGACTGAACGTCGCGAAGATGATCTTCTTTTCAGAGGACTCCCGGAGAGCTGCCTCTTTCATACCACCCATATAGAGTCCAGATGTTTTAGGAAAACATTGGTGAAGGAACTCACAGTGTTGTCGGCGATCACTGAGTACTAAGAGCTGTCTCGTGCCAGCCGAAGCTTTCTTGACAAGTTCCACTAACATCTTGTTTCTCTCTCGGTCCTCAACAACTTCGGTAATCATGTTTGGCATAGAAATCTTCCCATTCCTCATAGAGGGTGGAGGATTTCTGTAATTGAATGAATCAAAGGTAATTGGGAATACCTCAACCTGTTCCTGATTCTTTCTCTCAACTGCAAAGAATGTGGGACCCATGAACCAATGAAGAACCTTTGTGAGACCATCCTTCCTCTCAGGGGTTGCTGAGAGACCGAAGATGTGCCGAGGACACATCTTGAAAAGACTTTGACTGAAAACCTTTGCACAGATATGGTGCGCCTCATCTACGATGAGCGTCCCTACACTCTCGAAGTCTGCGAATGAGTACTCCTTCAGGGACAACGACTGGAGCATTGCGATGACAAAGTCGCAGTGTACTTCTTTCTTATCTTGTTGCACAACACCAATAGTGGCACCTGGGCAGAATTGTTGAATGCGTTCCCTCCACTGGTCCGCAAGAAACTGTTTGTGGACAACAATCATGGTCCTGTACCCCAACTTACATGCTATGGCCAAGGATACCGTCGTCTTACCGTACCCACATGGTAAAGAAAGGACACCATGCCCTGCTTTAATTGCTGCTGTAAGGGCTTCATTCTGGTGTGTGGCATCTCTGAGTTGTCCCACAAATTTGGTTTGGATACGAGCTGGTTCGGGTCGTTTGTCTTCCCGAGGCTCTCCAAGCTTAGCAGTTCCATAGAATCTTGGAACGCAGACTCCATTCTTAGTCGGTCTGAAAACTTTGAAAGGTGGTGGAGGAAATCCATAGTCCCCATTGACAATAGGTCTTACCGTAAGTTCTTTTTTAATTTCCTGTATTGGTCCCTCACTTACCAAGTACCCGGTTCTTGTAAGGGTTGTCATTAATTACTTATTTAAAGGGTATAAACTTTAAATGAGTATAAGATGCCTACCGTCGACGTTGAAGATAATATTAAGAAGCTTCAGGTGGGCATTGAACAAATGACCCAAGAGATTTTCCGTATGCAAGGGATGCTCTCAACCTTTCAGGGGTTTAAGAAGGGTGGTCTCAAGACTATTGACCTCCCCAACGACCCCAATCAGCCACCCGTCGAGGAGCCCGTCGAGGAACTTGAGAGTGTCCAAGAAAAGCCTGAATAAGTGCCAACATTCCAAACCCCCTTAAAGTCCACCACAATTTCAACTTCATCATCCTTTATTAGAGACTGAATGGGACGTCCTTCGACGTTGCACATCACTCTCCTATAACGGAACGGCACCTTCACCTTCAGAACTCTCCCATCGAGGGGGTCATCCACACTTTTATTCACGAGTAGGTGTAACTTATTCGCATGCATTCGTTGTATAATTTCTGAAACCTTTTGGGGAATTATAAAACGGATATACTTTTTATCATTGAAATCATACATGGGTTCATAGACTGTCGCTATGAACTTCATTGATTTCTATTACGATATACTAAAATTAAAACTATAAGTAGCACAAGAATGAAGAAGAGTGCTTGTGTGAGAAGAACTGGTTGAAGTGGTTCTCTCGTCCCGAAACATTCATGACTTAGGGACCTCGAAACCTCCACCCCCGCCTCGATACTCGAATATGGTGTGTTCCTATGGGACATCATACCACACATAGCAACCTTGGGACACTTCCCGAAGAATGGGAGTTGTCCATGAAGGCTGAGAACCCCCGAAGACTGTGAAAAATCCCAAGTTTCACCGTTCCACTCAGCACCCCATGCAATACGAATCTCCTTAGGTTCTGGTACCCCGAGTTGCTTGAGAACTTCAGCTTTTAGTGTTTCTGGGTCGGTTGAAATAATTTCCTTTGTGAGATGACAAATGACACAAGAAATTGTATTTGTTCCATGAAGGACTTTGGGTTGAAGGTTCCATGGTGTAGTCGCCGCAACTTCGAGATCCGATTCGAGTTTTGGAGCGTTCTCATAATCAAGAAGAACATTAATCGCACCGTATGTACTGTCTCGTACATTTTTGACTGATTCGGGTCCCCAATTGTCACCCATTAATTTGAACGCTGGACTATTATCGAGACAAAGGAAAAGCATACCATCATCAATTACCGTTCCATTTGAAAATCGTGCACTATATGAATCCTTACCATATTCCACTTCACCCAATTCAGTACCGAAAACGAAGTTTGCACCAGCATCTAGGAGTGCCTTTTCCATCGCGTCACACATGACTTTCCCAGAAACCTTTTGTGTACAAGGTTGTGAGAGTGCAACATGATCCAAGTTTTTTACAAACTCATACGCCGTCATGACATCCCATGTGACACCATCCATGATGAGTGGAAGGTGTTCGATACACGCTTGACCACTTTCAGATAAAGATCCTACGGCGTCTTTGAGAGAAACCGACTTATATTTTGTTGGTTGTGTGAACACCCTCGATAAAAGAGAGATGAGCACACCATAGTCTTTAGGTTTGAGTGCACGCAAAACATACCCCATATGTTCACCATTGTCTATGGCTGTAAAGATATCATCCCAAGAAATCCCCATCTCATTGAAGAGGGACTTTGTGTTGATGAACGCTCGATCGAATACAATTCGGTGTGCGTGAAGATCGCGTGTGTCTACTTCGGGTTCCCACCATGAGCCACCAACTGAAAGTTTCCTATCATAAATGGTAACCTCGTGATCGGATGACCTGATAATTTCCCATGCTAGGGACATACCGGTTGGACCAGCACCGATAATATGAATCTTCATTCTATTAGTATCTCACAAATTAAATAAGACCAGTATTCTTACGTTCCTCTGGGGTCTTGAAGGCATATATAACAGATATGAAAATGACAGTCGAGAGAAGAGCATACTCAATATCCTTTGTCGCACTGAAAGCGATGAGCATCAGAGATATGAAGCGGAATGTTTTGTTTTCGAAAAGTTTCTTGAGTCTCCCAGGGATTTGGATTGCATTACCTGAGAAGAGACCCTGATACAAAATAATAAGGGAAAACACGAGTGGTTGGGACTTAATGAGAAGTTCAGCTGGACCAGTGATTCTACTGAACGCGTTCGCGATTTTTACCATTTACTTTGTATCGATATTTAATTTTAGGCGTTTTAGTTTTTCTTCAAACTCTCTCCGCTCTCCAGGTGATTCAATTTCTTTCCCAGAGTTTAGAGCCTCAATCTCTGGTCCGGTAAGTTGCATGGCATTGACCCTAAAGTCCATGAACGCCTCCATAGAATGGGGTACTAGGGGTTGGACAAGTTCATATATAGCCGTGGCATAGTCTCGGATTTCCTTTTGAGCGTGATGGTCCATTCTCAATTGTAAGAAATGCATGAGGTTGTGGAGGTCCATCTTCCACACGAAAGAGGTGTAGGTCGATTGGGGTAGAACACCCCGTGCTTGTTCCCTACATACACCTGTATCTAAAAGATGTTGATACAATATGAAGGCGTTCTTATATTGTGTGGATATGACTTTTGCGAGTTTGTCGTCAACTTCCACTACACCTTCCGATCCTTGGTGATTGATTTCAGATTGCTTACGCAATACTTCTGGTTCGTAGTACTCTTCATCAACGATAGAATACCTAGCAGACATTTCATTTACAGATGCAGTCCTGTGTCGAAGCCATTGACGAGCAATGTATAGGGGTGCCTTAATACGAAATTTGAATACAACGAGTTCAAGAGGTGAAGTATGCCAATTGCGTACGAGATAGCGGATAAGACCCCTATCTCCTCTAGTGGTTGTAGTACCCGTCTGATAACTCACACGAGCACCATCAACAATAGCCTTATCTAGGTTTTGTTGAGGCATGTGGTCAACGAGTTCTACAAATCCATGATCTAATACTTTCTTCATT